AACATAAGGCCCCCCTTAAATACTTTCTTTTCTCTTCTGAAGACATCTTTTTAAATCCCTTAACATGTATATGATCTTGGCATATTCTACCATCTTTTCTGAAACAAATCATACATCCATCCTTACTAAGATTTTTAAATTCTTTTAAAGTAATCCCGTAAGTCTTCTGTAATCTTTGATCTTTCTGTTTTTCTTTTTTATTCATTTTTAATCTACTTAATATTATTAATTAATTTCCACAAAGTAACCAAAACTTTAAACTGTTTTAATCCTTTATTCAATTCTAATTCAGACCATTCATGTAAATAAATTTGTCCAGGTACTATAGAACTTATTACCACATTATAACATCTAGCTTTTGCTAATTTTAAACCCAATCTATATGCGGCTAATTGAATACAATAATCAAAGTATAAACAAGTCTTATCTACTATTCCTTTTTCTTTAGTCTTAAAATCTAAAATAACGATATTTTTTTTATTTCTTCCAATTAAATCTACCTTTCCTCCGAAGCCTAGCTTGTGCCCAAAACTTTTTTCTGACTCCCAATGATACTCTGGGAAAGTTTCATGTAATTTAGAGATTACGGGAACTAAAAGATCTTTATCCTTTTCATCTACTAATTTATATTTAAAATACCGCTCTAATTTATCATGAACTTCTGTACCTCTTTTTGAAGCTTTATTCCAAGTTATGGTAGCTTTATCTAATACTTCTTTTTTCCATTGATTAACTTTTTCTTTATCTTCTGTAATTTCTAAAAAGTCACTGTTAGGTATTTTTGAAGCTTCCTTTAAAAGAATATTTAATTTCCAAGTTTCTATAAATGGTTTAGATACTAAACTTAATATCCCGGTAACTCCAGGAAACCAATTATACTTTTTAGCATCTGCTAATGTGGTGGCCCTCTTAATTGTACTATTAACTTTTTTAATTTCATAATGACAATTACCTTCTAGATCATACCAATGAGTAGCCATATCTTTCCTTCTATTTATTTATTAAACTCATCTGTAACAGCCCCAATCTTTGTAGTATTATAAAATAAAATATTACTTAACATTTTAAACCTCTTATTTAAATTAATTTATATCGAAATAACTTCCAAGTACCATACCAAAAAGACTCAAAGAAAGTCCAAGTAAAAAACATACTAATACCCTCTCCCAGGAGGCGCCCCAATTGGCTAGATATTTGGACAATATTAATGCTAATATTCCTCCTAAACCCCAACCTAGAATTTTAAACATAATCACCTTTAAATTACTTTATCTATAATGCCATATTTCTTAGCTTCTTCCGCAGTCATCCATAAATCTAATTCTGTATCTTTTGATACTTTTTCAAATTTTTGATTTGTGTCTTGACTTAATAAGGTATTTAATAATTTTTTAATTCTGGCAGTCTCTTTTGCATGAACTTCAATATCAGTTGCCTTTCCAATATATCCAGAAGAAGGTTGATGAATCATAATTCTCGCATTTTTAGAAGCCGTCCGATGTCCCCTTTTCCCAGCACCTAATAACACTGCCCCCATACTAGCTGCCATGCCAGTACAATGAGTATAAATAGGTACTTTAGAAGTTTTTATAAAGTCGTATAAAACTAGTCCATGGTCTACAGAACCTCCTGGAGAACATATTTGTAATGTTATAGGTGTTGTTTTCTGAGTACTTAAAAACTCTAATAATAATAAAGTGTCTACACTAGAACATTCACCTACTGCATAATGCAGTTTAACTATTCTAGTTCTCTGTGCATGATAAAGAGTAAGTTGGTTAAAATTTGCAAACTTAAAAGGTTTCATACTCCTCCCCTATGAGTATTTAAAATAATAAGATAAGGTTCTAATATATTTAATCATCTAATAAACTTAGATTTTTAGGTTCATAAGGTATCAAATTCAAAATTTGAACTGTATCTAACCCTAAACTAGTTCCTGTTTTAGATTTAAATTTCCATTCAAATAAATGAGTAATTACTTTTACATCTGACCCATTTCCAACTAATACAGAGGAAGGAAATTCATTTTTATCACTATCTAAGAGTTTTGGAGGAGATAAAATTTTACCATCTTTAGTTTCATAAGCCTTTGTTAAGGTAACAAAATCTCCACGAATATCATTTTTATTCTTAATTGTTACTCCCACAGATAATAATTTATCTACAGTTTCTTGATCAATACTTAAATCCATTTGATATTTTCCTGATAATTCATTGGGAGTATTTGCTCTTAGATAATAAGCTTTCCCCGTTAATGTAAATTGTTTTGTGTCAGTCATATCTACCTCATTAAAATAATGATTTATTAAATTCTATTATATAAGTTGGAAAATCTTTATTAAGTGGGTTATCTCCTTTTTTTTCTGTAATTTTAAATAGTTTAGTTTGTGTTAAATTAAAAATAAAATTTATTAAAAATAACATTAAATGGGTAGAAGTTAAAAATTTATCTTTAATAACATATTCAGTAATAGATTTAGCTTCTTTATAGACTAAAGAATATGTATTCTCTCTAAAATCATGAGTAATATAAAGATATATTTTTAATACATCTTCTGATAAAACATTATGATTATAAATCATACCAAGATTCTCCAGTAGAAACTTCAATTTTAATAGGAACTTTAAATTCATAATTAAACTTCTCTATACTTAGTATAGCAACGTCTTCTAATAATGTCAAATCTTTTTTTGCATCTTCTTCAAATTCTTTTTTACAATCCAACATCAAAGAATCATGAATTGTATTAATCATTAAATATTTATTTCTATTGTATATTGCTTTTTCTCTCCAAAATTTACCAATCATACTTAAAACAATAGTTGCTGTAGCAAATCCTTGAGTTCTAAAATTTTGAATTTCATTGGGACTATAACTAGCCTCAGATTGCCATTTAAATTTAGGAGGATATTTTTTAAACTTATATATTCTTCCCCAAGGATCAGTATAAAAACCTTTTTGCTGAACCTCTGACCGTAACCAATCATAATATTGATGCAATCGTGGGTATGTTTGACATCTTTTTTGTTTTAAATCTTTAACTTCTTCTATAGATAATCCAGAATTTTCACTTACTGTTTTATTCCCTGCACCATATTGAACGCTAAAAGTAAAAACTTTTATTTGTCTTCTAGCTTCTTTTAATTCTCCAGTTTTAACTTTTTCAGAAATTAAATTATAATTTTGTTTAAGTTTTAAAGCTAAATTTTTTGTATGAGGATCAATATTATTTATAATATCATTTATTGCTTCTATATCTCCAGACATTTGAGCTTCTATTCTAGGTTCTATTCCAGAATAATCTGCAGAAATTAGAAGTCCTTTTGGAATAAATTGATCATTTTCAAATAAAGGTTTTCCATTAAATCTACTTATATAATGTTGAGTTACTTTTGAATCTCCTTGAGGTACATTTTGAATATTCGGATTTTTACAACTGAGTCTCCCAGTAGCAGTGGCTGTAGTATTAAATTGAGAGTGAATTAGTCCATCAGAGTAAATTAGATTTTCTACAGATGTATAATAAGTACTTAATTGTTTTTTTAAATCTCTAAATTCTAATATTAGCTTGGCAATTTCACCAGAAATTCCTTTATTTTTAATTAATACATTTAAAACTTTTTCTCCAACGGAATAAATTCCTTCCTTTTTTGTTTCCCAATCTTCTTTAGCTTTAACGCCTAATCCAGATATATTTTTCAAAATTTTAACTTTTTTAGTTCTTGAGTTTCCATTTTTATAAAATCCATTTTGTTGAATTTCATCAATTAATAAGAACCCTCCAAAAAAAAGAAGACTTAAATGTTGTGGGGAGTTAACATTAAATTTAATCATATCACAATACCCATTTTATATAATAAAAAAATTTTTTATATTTCAGTAATTCATTTTTAAATTGATCCTCTAAAGTCTCTTTTTTTATTTCATTGCAACTCTGACATATACTCGAAAAATGAGCTAATGGATGATTAGAAAGTACATACTTTTTATTACATCTAACACAGAAATTCATTTTACTACTCCATTTATTCATTAGTTTTCTTTATAATAAAATTATATTCATAACCAATAATCCCGAACTATATTTAATAATTCTTTTTCTTTCTCATGTAGCTTAATTTCTAACTCTACTTTATTCTTATCAAGAATTTTCCTATCAAGGTACATACCATTCATAGTCATTTCAATTGTAGATAGTAAGGCATCTTGTTGTAACTCTATAAAGTTAAATAACTTTAGTTCTTGAACTTTCTTGTATTGTTCTAGAAATATAACTTCAGTATCTAATACATCATCTTGAACATCAGTCAATACTAAATTTTTAGGTATTTCTGAAGTACTTTGCCCCTGATCCCAGTAGGATTCCATCAATTTTTCTCTTTCTATACACCCATATTTGTTTACTGCAATGTCTCTCAAAGCTGGATATTTATGTTCTTGCCCTGTTAACATATACTCTACTAAAGATGTATCCCAAATTCTTCCCCCACGTTTAAAAAATTTCTGTAAATCATCCAAATGCCAGAACCATTGTAAATCATGACTTAAATTATGCCCTACTATTAAATCTTCATCAATCCTGAACTCTTTTAAAATATCAGGATAAATATATTGTGTCCAAAGTTCCTGAGTATTCTTTAATCCTATAGCAACTAACTCATCACCATTTAAAGGTGTCCCTGCTTCTCTTCCCATTTGTTTAGATTTTTCACTTACATTATTTTCAATGTCTATTACTAAATAAGGAATCATTTATCTCTCCAAAGTAAATAAATCATTTAAACTATTTAACTGTCCTGTGGATTCATTATAATATAGTTCATCTACATATCCAGATAATCCAGTAATTCTATTAGCTAAAACACTTAATTTTATTTTATTTTTCTCTCCTTCATCTACCATATTTCTTTCTACAGAGATCATTACATCACATAATTGTTCAAATGCAGCAGTACCTTTAAAATCCCGCATAGTTACTTTTCTTCCTTCACAATAATCTTTCCCCATATCAGCCCTACTTAAATGACATACACACAGTATAGTAAATTTTAATTGTTTTGTCAATAATGTAAGACGTTTTAAAAACTTTTCTATATCTTTTCTTTCCCCAGATTTTGAATCCATATCATAAATAAACATATGAATAGGATCAAGAATAATTAATTTACATTTATTTCCTAATACTAAAAATTTAATAGCATTAATAATCTCATTAGAATCTAAGGTCATTTTACTTATATCTACTACTTTAATTCTATTAGATTTAATATATTTATTATAAGTATATTGAAGTCTTTCTTCTGAAACCAATTCAGGATTTTCTTTAAATTTATATAAAAGCATATTATTATCCAAGGCAACTAATCCTTGTACAAACTTTTTAGCAGACTCTTCCGCAGAACATACTCCTATATTTAATTTAGAATGTTTATCTATTAAATTTTTAATAAAGACTTGTTTACAGATAGTAGTTTTACCTATTTTTGCTCCTGCTCCTAAAAGCCATAATTCCCCTTCTTCTGTATTAATTCCTCTTAAATATTTATTTAAAATTGGCAATGATAAAGATAATCTGGGAGAATCTTTTTTAGAAATATTTATCAAGGTTTGATTCTCTAAATAATCTGGTTCATATAATTGATAATTATTTAAATCTTCAAGTAATTCTAATTGTTTTCCTTTTTGAAGGTATTCATTAGGATCTTTATATCTTAATTTAGTTATATAACATTTTCCGGGAGTAAATAATTTAGCAATTTTTATTTGAGTTTCTTGACCTACTTTATCATTATCAAATACTAAAATAACCTTTTCAAATTGTTCTAAAAATTCTAAATGTCTTTTAATTTCAGACTCTGTTTGATCTCCTGCACCTGTAGAGATAGAGACTGTATTAATAATTCCAATTTCTGCAAGTGACAAACAATCGAGTTCTCCTTCTGTAATAAAACACTCATTCTTTGTCGATCCTTTAAGTAAAGCTCCGTTAATTCCAGATATAATTCTACCCTGTCCGAATAATTGCTTGTCATTTGAATTTTGTCTCCAAATAAAACTTTTATTATCAAGAAATCTAATTTTTTGACTAATTATATCTCCATTTTTATTAGTATAATTATAAATATGTACTTTTTTTCCATTTATATTAGAAGTCTGCATTAAATATTTTCTACAAATTTCTTCACTAATTTTTCTATCCTCAAGATTTTCATAAACTCCATTAGTAATTAATTCATTAGAAATGATTTTACTTGTAATCAATTCTTTATCCATTTCTGTTCTTTTCGATTCATTATATTGCTCTTTATTATTGTTTCCTTTACATTGTGGAGTCATACATTTACTTTTTAATATACCAGTATCCGAATAAAACCAGCAAAGATTATTTTTTGAATTACATTCAATACAATTAGTTCTTTTAATCGTGGCGCCCATAATTTAATCCTCAGAAATATTTAAATCATTTAAATTATCTAAATATTCTTTAAAACATTTTGAACAAAATTCTTCATCTATTTGTAAATCTTTGTTAGTTAATTTTTTATCACAAGCGATACACCTCATTTAAATACCCTCATTAAATATGATTAATTATCATAATTATCATCTACAACTGGATTTATATCTAACTCTTCTAATCTTGTTATACTTAATTTTTCTAATACTTTTCTACTTTCAATAATTAAATTTTCTATTAATTGAGCCTTTTTTAAATCTAAAATTGATTTTCTTTCTTCTTTTAAGGATTCAGTCCGGGAAAATTTATTTAAATCAATTAATTCAGCATTTTTCAGAATTTGTTGTGTTATTAAATATTCTACTTCCTGAATTAACCCTCTAATGCCCAAATCACTTTGAATAGCCTTATCAATTAAATCTTCTTTAGGAACAAGAAATTTTATATCTAGCCTTCTTAGTAATTCTATCCATTGATTTAATACAAAAAATTCAGAATTTAATATTTTTGTATATGTTTTTCTAGTTACTTCATCAAATTCAATAATTTCTTGGATTCTTCCTAATAATTCTGGTAACATACCATAATTTTCTAAATCTTTTAATAAAATTTCTTCACTTTGTTTACTTTGATTAAATCCAATAGATTGATTTTTTTTGATTTTTAAATCTTGAAAAGCCCCAGCAAAAACAAACATCCATTCTTTAGTATTAACTTGTATTTTTAATTCTTTAAAATTAACATTCATACCCTCTACATATTTTAAAATAGTAGATTGTAACGTTCTACTTATATTTTCACTACCTTATGAATAAATTGGAGTTACAAACTTATCAAATTCATCAATAAATATTATTATTCTATTAAAATCTATTTTTTGAATAGACGAATTTAATTTAATACACTCTTCTTCTATTAAGTTTAAAAAACTTTTTCCACTCCATCCTTCTTGACAAATAGCTTTTGAGTTAAGTTCTATTATCGGAATATTAAATATTTTAGCAGCTTCTCGTACTAAATATGTTTTTCCTACTCCTGAATTACCTATAAATAAACAAATAGTACTTGAATTAAATTCACAAGCAAAATCTGGTGCATATTTTTTTATTAAATATTTATAATAAATCGTACAAAATTTATCTATACTTTTGTCTTGGCCTAACACTTTTTGTTTTAAAGTTTTTCTCAGTTCTATCAAAGATTTCATGTTTAATACCTGATATTATACTTCAATTACTTATTAAATTTTATATTCTTTATAAAATTCATTATTAACATATACTTTAATTATAACATCATTTATTTTATTTTGTCTATAAAATTTAATATCTTTATTAATTTGATCTTTAATAGAATTATTTTCTTTAATTCCTAAAAATTGATCATGAACTTGACTATAACTAGTATTAAATTTTTTATTATTTTTATATATTACATATTTAATTAAAGGTACTACTTTAGATGAATTAGTTATTAGCATATAATTCTCCATTAGGTAACTTAGATAATAAATTTAAATGTTGTCTATCTTTATTAATCGTATAAAATTGTGCAATAGCACATAATAATATAATTCCTAAAACGGCTAATAAATGAATAAATTTCATATAAACTCCAAATTTAAATTATTGATTTATAAAATGTAAGTATTCAACGATTTCTAAATGTCCATTTTCAGAAGCCCATCTTAAAGCATACTCATCTTCTGCATGAATATTAGCTCCTTTTTTAATTAAATATTTAACTACTTCTAAATGTCCATATTGAGACGCCAGTCTTAAAGCATACTCACTTCCTGCATGAATATCAGCTCCTTCTTGAATTAAATATTTAACTATTTCTAAATGTCCATTTAGAGACGCCCGTCTTAAAGCATAATTATTTTCAGCATGAAGATCAGCTCCTTCTTGAATTAAATATTTAACTATTTCTAAATGTCCATTTAGAGACGCCCATTTTAAAGCAGCATTCTTTCCAGCATGAATGTTAGCCCCTTCTTTTACTAATTCCTTAATTACTGTTAATGTTATTTTTTTAAATTTACCTAATATAATTTTATTAGCTTTATATTTAATTGGTTCTTTTGGATTTTTATATATTTTAGAATCTTTTAATAAACTTACTTCAGAAATATAACACCCATAATCTAAAAAAGCTAAAATATCTTCTTTAGCAAAATAAATCCCTCCTGGTGTACAATCTCCTGAAGGATTAAATTCAATAGGATCTTGAATTATTCCTGGATTATAGGATAAATTATGATGTTTTTTCTCTTTATTAATTATTTTATAATATTTCATTTTTAACTCCTAAACTTCTTTAATAAAAGTAAAAATCCTTTCACCAGTATTATTTAAATAAGTTTTCATTAATTTAGTATTACTAATATGTTTTTTAACTGTCTTTTCTTTTGTAGTTGTATAATATATGCAAATCCCAAAATGATCTTTCAACCAATTTTGAATTAAATCTAATGCTTCTTGTTTCGATATATTAGTTATTTGAGTATAATCTAACCATAAATCAAAGATTCCTTTATAATCTTGTTTTTTTAATTTAACTGCTTTTTCTAATTTATGCACATCTGGTACCCATCTATAAAAATCTATTTGTGTAACTAATATATTATTTTCTAATTCATTTAAGTCGGCGCTCATATTTGATACCTCTTAATTCTATTAATTCAATCTCTATAATTACAGTATATACCTATTTAATAAAAATGGGGGAAATAATAGAAATAAATTTATTAAAATAATATAAAGAATAGTTGACATTCCTCATTAAATATGTTATAGTAACTAAAGGTGTATATCACCTACCTATTTATTAAGGCCCCTTACCTTCTTGTTAAACTATAACAAGGTTTATCGGGGGATGCAAGGATGTAAACAAGTTTATATGGTGTAAATATCAATAAGTTAGAATTATTCTATTATAGTTTATGCATAACTCAATTAATACTTATTATATTGATTATATTTATAATAATAATTTATTCTTTTATTGATTAGGTTTTCTCGTACCTATTTAAGTGCTTTAAATTACCCTTAGAGGGGATTTTTAGCACTTGAATTATAAATCGATTGGTTGACTGTCCAAGAAGAATAAAGCAGTCGTGTTACAGAGAATAAACTCTGATCTCCAGAAGGTGTTAAAAAGTGTAACCTATTGGAGATTAAATTATACGGGCGGTTCATCGATGCCTTTGCGAAACAGATTTAATCTGTAGAACAGCTATTCGGTACTTGATAATTCTTAATAAATGGTAATTCCTGGGATTGGATTGGGTTCTTCAGTATGTATGGATAGCAGTTAGTCAAATAACTTATATAATTTGTAGTATATAGTTTATATGATTATACCATACTGGATAGGATTTCTTTGTCTAAAATTTATAAACTTGACAAAAGTTTTTTGTTTATATATAATATCTTTAGAGGTATTTATATGAATAAATTTTTAGACTTTTTAGCAATATCATTTCTTATTGTGTTTTATGGTAGTTTTTTTGTAGCTCTTTTAGTGGGTTTACCCTTCCTTTTATTTGGATTAAAAGGAATTATAGTAATGTGTAGTGTATTATTTGTTATAGGAATTTTCTTTTGGTCTTTAGCAAGGCTATTAGCAGAGGATAATTGAATGAAAATATTCTTAGAGGTTCTAGATTTATATGAATAAATTTTTAGATAGTTTAGCTATTTCAATCTTAATAGGATTTATGATACTTTTATGGATTTTTCTTTTCTTTATAATGCCTTATTTAACTGTGGGTATAGAAGGAATTATAGAAGTACATAGTATTTTATTCTTAGCTCTAGTTATAAATTGGTCTATTTTTAGAATTATAAAGAGTGGGATTTATTTAGATGACTAAACAAAGAGATACATCAATATTACATTATTTATATGATGATTTTAAACTTCTAGAGACTTATTTAACTGATAATGATATAACTAATTTTGGTTTCTTTATAGGGCTTAAAAACATTCATACAGACGAAGAAAAGTTATTAGTAATGTCAGCAGGATCTGAAATAAAAGTTTTACTAGAGAACTTAGAATGCCTTAAAAAGAATATTCTCAATAGATCTAATCAAAATAATAACATAAAACTTAAACCTGATAACTTACATTAAAATATTCTTGACAAATATTAAATTATTTGTTATACTGTAATAACCTGACCTAGAAGGTTGAGAGACTTCACATTTATCTAGTCTCAAGCTAGGAACTGCTCAGGGTATAGGCTGAGAACCTAGTGGGAAGGTATAGTCCCACATAAATTAGTATAAATAAAGAAAAAGCTTGACAAATAAAGTTTTTTATGCTATCCTTAAATATATTACCTTTATATAATTTTATGAATATGGATATCATTCAGGTCCTACGTATAATAAGAACTTAGTCAAGCAGGATCTTTTCAATCCTTCTGTAAAAGCTCAGGAGGATTTTCTTTATTTATTTATAGAGATAGGATATTAAAGTGTACAAAACATTCAATTATAGTTGTAAAGATTGTAGTCTATCTGAAGATCGATTTGTTCATCATTCAGAAGAATTAACTCAATTTTGTTTTAAATGTAATAAATTAATGACTAAAAATATGTCAACTCCTTTAGTGTTCGTGAAAGGACCTGCTGCTAATCCTTGTAAAGGCTCTACGAAATATTCATGATATATTCTATATAATCATTTAGATATAAATAATAAAGGTATTATATAAATAAATATGTGCTGAGTTTAGGCCCTAAATAGTAGATGCGTAAGCACCTCCAAGGTATTAGATTTCATAACAACTAACAAGAACTAAACAGGTTTCACAGCAGTTCACTGAATATCAATACTCATAAATCTTAGGTAGACCTATAAATCTACCGGTTGTTTTATTAACCAGAACTATTTAGACTTTTCTATAGCTATAGAGGGTGGTGGGGGAACAAACTGAATGGGTCCTATGGTCTTGAACTGGTCCCTATAGACCCACTATAAAAAATTAAAAATTTATTAAAATACTTAACTAGTTGATTCTTATACAGGTAAATATATAAAATGGACATTCATCTACAAAATGAACTCTCTTTTATTCTAGAATCTAGAAAATATCAAATTAAAAACTTAGAAGAAGAAATAAAAAATTTAGAAACTCATCAAATCAAACGTGAATATTATCAAGATAAAATAAAGACACTAAAAAAATTAATAAAACTCTTGTCTGATATAAAAGCCGAGGTATAAAAAATTCATTAAAAGCTTCATCTATTTGAAAAATATAAAGATAATAGGTTTACATTGCACTCCTTTTAATAATGTTATATACTTATAATCTAGATATGTATTATTTATATTTCATAAATCGGAGCTTTATATGACAAAGAAACAAAATACGACTTACATTCATAAGATGAATAATGAAACTTTAGAGGTTTTGGATACAGAACTAGACGGATACATCAAATATGGATCTTACTGGGTAACAATAACATATAAAACAGGAATTCAAGTTTTTATTCCAAATCAACATATTGCTTGTATTAGTCGTAATTATAAATAAAATTAGAAAATTATATAGAACTTTTAATAAAAGAGAAAAAAATGAATTTTAAAAGAAAAGAAGGTAGTTTAATTCCTAACTATTTAACAGTATTAGAAAATAATTACCAAGAACAACTAGAATTTGCTTTAGGCTGGGAAAATATTAATAAGGAAATAATCAATAATGGGGCTTATGTACTTCTACCTAATTCAGAAGATCCAACAACAGCTTTTCGATGTGTGAATGTAACTTATAGCACACGAGTAACTAAAGATTTATTCCATGAAGCTTTAACAGATTTTGTACAAACTCTGACTGAGGATTTTAAAGGAAGTCAGGTATCTTTTAGAAAACCTATATCTATTGAACAAGATGGTACTAATAATAATTATCGTATTATTGTTCGATTAGCAAAAATAGACACACATAAAGACAATCTTATTTCAACTGTAAAAACTAACTAATAATCACTTCACGAGATGATAAAATGACCGATTTATCTAAATTACCTCCTGCTGTACAAGCCCTTGTTAAAAAGGGGGTTCCTCTTCATAAAGCACTAGCAATGGCCGGAAAGAAATAAAATCCCGTTCGGGAGTAATCCTGATTAAACCTAGACAAAAGTAATTAAATCTGCTAGATCGGGACTATTAACTAAATAATTTTAAATTAAAAACTACTCACGCTGGGAAGTTCAAATCTCTTAACTCTTTCACTGGGATGGTGTCCCGGGACAGCGCACCCCGAGTATAGAAGTTTATTAAACTGGTTGGACAGGAAATAAATATTCTACGGAGTTGGAAGATCTCTAGAGTATAAACTTCCATAAATTCAAGGAATTAATAAGTAGGAATAAAATCTATATGAAAGAAGAATACAAAACTAAACGCTCCCAGGCACTAAAAGAATTTATTGATTTTGAATTATATTTATCTAAAAAATATCAAATACCCCCGTACAGATTAATCCGGGATTTTATTGATTCTGCTGGTTTAAAAATAGAGGCACTTTAATATGTTTTTAATCTCCAGTTTAAAAAGATCTTCTAAAAATATTCAAAACTTACCTTTTTTATTTGAAACATCAAATGAGGATGCATCCTATCAAGATTATGCTCTATTAGGAAGGAATAAAAAAACCAATCAAATAGAACAAATAAATATCTTTAGAATATCCAAAGAAGATATTTATGGAAATTTATCAGATGAGTGTATCCGGAATCTAGCTGAAATATATTCTGATCTTACTTTATATAAAGTTGATGTATATACTAAAATGACTAAAATGTCCGATAACTCTATGAAAAAGTTATTGAAATGATTAGAAGAATAAAGAAATTATTTAATAATAGAAGAACTTTAATATGGATCCAATTACAGCCATTTCAGGCTTAGTTAGTACAATAGTCAGTAGAATTTGGCCGGATAAAACTCAGTCAGACCGAGAAGCTTTTATGTTTGAGTTGACTAAAGAGTTAAACCAAACCCAGTTATTAACTAAACAAGATGACATTAATGTTCAAGAAGCAGCTAATCCTAATCTATTTGTCTCTGGCTGGAGGCCTATGATAGGTTGGATCTGTGGTGCAGCATTCTTATGGCAATACGTTGTAGAGCCAATGGTGACTTATGGCTGCGCGATCACGGGGCACCCAGTACCTACCCTACCAGTGATTAATTCTGGTGATATGATGACCGTTCTATTAGGTTTATTGGGCCTTGGAGGAATGAGATCATGGGAGAAAATAAATAATGTCCAGAATAAGCATTAGAAAGTTTAAAGAACAAAAAAGAAAGCGTCGATGTATTTTTAAAGGTCATGTGGAACCTTTGCATTTTAATACTATGCCAATTAACTTAAGAAGTTTAACTGATTGTAGTTATGTAAAAACTTGTAGAAGATGTAACAAAATACTAAAGACTCAATTAATAGAAGATCAAATTTTGTATCAAAAACAATATCATACTTATAAATGGTCTCCGGAATGTGAAACTTTATATGGAGTTACCGAAGAATATTTTAATTGTTTTATGAAGTAGTTTTAATGGAAATGAATAGTTTAATATTTTATGTAATTCTTCCTATATGCTCTCTGATTATTATTCCTTTAATCAGATATTTATATATAGGAATGCATGATTTTTTAATAAAAATTGAGGCGAGACTTAACAATCTTGAAATAGAAATGCAGACTAGGTTAAACGAAGAAAAGACGAAGATTCTTGTACAGGAACGAATTGATCCTGTAAAGGAATCTTTGGATGATATAAAAGATAGAATCGATAAATTAACTGATTATTTAATAAAAAGAAACTAATAAATATAATTAAAAAATAAAATAACTAATAAAATATTAGTTAAAAGACTGATCCCAATTAAAGAAAATGCTAGTAAAGTGTCTTTATTCATCATTATTCTCCTAAGTTAATAACAGTATAACATATGCCAAATAGAAAAGGAAGTTATAGAAAATATAAAGAAGAGTATGCAGATCAGATGTATAAATTAATGTCTTCTGAAGGAGCGCTAGACTGCCATTTATGTAAGAAATTCAAGATCTCTGGGAAGACTTTTTATAAATGGTTGGATGAAATAGAAGAATTTAAAGAAGCTCATGAAAAGGGATTGCCCGCTTGTGAGGCTTGGTGGGTAGATAAGGGGATGGAGGGAATGCAAGGAAAAGTAAAGGGATTTAATGCTATGACTTGGATTATGTTTATGAATAATAAGTTTAAATGGTCTAGAAATTCTGGGGAACAAGGCAACCAGACCATAAACATAAATCAAGTTAATGTCCTTCAAGATAAATCTAGAGAAGGATTAATAAATTATATAAGAAAAAGTATTGAAAATAATAAAGATGTCATTGATGTTGAATTGATTGACTCTAAAGAAGAATAATAGTACCTCAACCCTGGCGGGTATGACCCTAGGATACCATAGAAAATAATATATGTCAAGTATTCCAACTCAATTAAATTTAAATGAAATGTCTCAGTCAGATCTATTAGATCTAGCAAAAGCATTTCAAGTACTTGATGAGAAAAAGCAGTATAATAAACTAGATTTTGTATTTCCTAGATACTTAGCTAATAAAGAAGGATACAAAAAACATTTAATATTTATGAAGGCGGGTTCTATTTACAAAGAACGGGCTTTAATTGCTGGTAACCGTACAGGAAAAACATATACTTCTATGGCTGAAGTAGCTTTTCATGTAACTGGGAAATATCCAGAAGGTTGGGAAGGAAAAAGATTTGAAGGTCCGATAGAAGCTTGGGTGGTAGGTAAAACTCATGAAACTACTAGGGATATTCTTCAAAAGTATCTTTATGGAAATTATTTAGATCCCGGAACTGGATTTATTCCTAGAGTGGATATTATTCGTAAAACTACTAAATCTGGTATTCAAGATGCAGTACAAGATCTTTATGTTCAGCATTATGATGAAAAGGGGCACAAAGACGGAATTAGTCATTTAAGTTTTAAGTCATATGTACAGGGTATAGAAGCCTTTATGGGAGCACAAGTGCACGTAGTAGGATTAGATGAGGAGCCTCCTGAGCGTGGAATATATTCAGAATGTGTGACTCGTACAATGACTACACAGGGAATCATTCTTTGTACATTTACTCCATTAGAAGGATTGAGTGAAGTAGTTTTGAGTTTTCTTCCAGGTGGAAGGTTCCCAATGGGGGGAATAGGTCCAGTAGAAGAGGTTTTATAATGTCTAGACCAATAACGCAGTCTGAATATTATCAAACTCACTTTTATCATGGAAAGAAAGATCGTAATAGATTTTATCATGTTTTAGAATGTGATATTAGACTATTATCTAGTGAAATTCTAAGACTTTCCAAAATGCCTTATTCCTCTTGGAGAAATAAAGAGAAAATCATATCTTTAGATAAGCAAATTCAATATATGGAAGAATTATTAGCTGCTTATGAAAGAGATCAAAAAAGGGGATCCTAAATGGCTAAATTTGTTGTTAATTTAACTTGGGAAGATGCTCCACATTTATCAGAAAATGATAAAAAAGAACTATTAGCATCTTATTCACCCCATGAACGTGATGCACGTAGTAAAGGTATTCCTCAATTAGGTGCAGGAGCTATTTACCCTGTAGTAGAGGGGGATATTGTAGTAGAAGCTTTTAAAATTCCAGATCATTGGCCTAGAGCGTATGCTTTAGATGTTGGTTGGAATAAAACAGCAGCTTTATGGGGGGCTTATGATGCTAAATCAGATATTTGGTATCTTTACTCTGAATATTATAAAGGACAAGCAGAACCTTCTACTCATGTAAATGCTATACAAGCCCGTGGAGCATGGATGTCTGGAGTAATTGATTGTCATAGTAAAGGAAGAGGCCAAGCTCATGGGGAACAATTAAGTGTTTTATATGAAAATTTAGGTTTACGACTAGGATTAGCTTTAAATGGTCCGGGAACTTTAGAACCTAGCATTTTAGAGACATTTCAAAGATTAGTTAGTGGTAGATTAAAAGTTTTTTCTCATTTATATAATTGGTTATCTGAATTTCGAGTATATAGACGAGATAAAAATGGAAAGATTGTAGATGAGAATGATCATTTAATGGATTGTACTAGATTTTTAATTACTTCTGGGCATTTAGTTATGGATGTTCCTCCAGAAGAAGATGCTGATGATGCTAAAATTACTCGCCCATATTATCAAGGGCAATCACCTGTTTGTGGATACTAATAATTCATGTTAGATTATTCTGATAATTACAATAACGAAAGTAATTCTAAAGATTTACTTATAAAGTATAGCAAAAGTGATAATATAGCAGAACTTTTGAGTAACGAAGAATTACAAGAAATTGTTAATAAATTAATAGCTGGTATAAATGAAGATGAGAATAGTCAACAAGAATGGATGACAAAGGTTGATGATGTCCAAAGATTAATGAAGTGTAGTAGAGATCCAAAAAATTATCCACTTCCTAACTCAGCTAATATTAAATATCCTTTAATACAGGATGCTTGTAATCATTTTGCATCCAGGACTTATCCAGAATTAGTTCATGATGGGAAAGCGGTTAAATTTGAATTAGTAGGTTTAGATACTTCCGGAGTATTGGCCCAAATTGCAGAAATAGGGTCTAATTATTTAAATTATAAATTATTGGGTCCAGATAACGAGTGGGAAACATCCTTAGATAAATTGGTAAATATTTATCCAATTAATGGATTTGTCTTAAAAAAGACATATTATGATCCCTTCAGACAAAAAATTTGTAGTGATGTTTGTAACTATAAAGATATAATTGTTCAAAATTCTTGTGAAATTCAATGTTTACAAGATTTAAGACGTATTACCCATAAATTATATTATAATTACAATACTTTAATTGAGGGTTGTAGAAAAGGATTATACCTAGAAGAATCTTGTAATAATATAGTGGCATACTATTCAGAAATGCAAGTTCCTCCAAGATGTAAACTCCTAGAATGTCATTGTTTTTTAGATCTTGATGAAGATGGTTATGAAGAGCCTTATATTGTTACTTTACATAAAGAAACTTATAAAGTTTTAAGAATAGTAGCTAGATATAAAAAAGAAGATATTCAAACCTTAAATAATAAGATTAGTTGTATTTATCCCAGAGACTATTTTACAGATTTTCATTTTCTACCTTCTCCTGATGGAAACTTTTTAAGTATAGGTTATGGATTTCTATTATTACATGTAAATGAAACAGTCAATAGTATTTTTAATCAATTAGTAGATGCTGGTAGTTTGGCAAATATGCAAACTGGGATTATAGATTCCAGGATTAAAATTATGGGAGGTCAAATAGGAGTTGACCCAGGTCAGTGGACTAAGGCTAAAGGAGTAGTCGGACAATCTTTAAAAGAAGGGTTATACCCGATTCAATATAAAGAACCTTCTACAGTTCTTTATCAATTATTAGGAATGTTAATACAAGCTGCTCAAGATTTAACCTCTAGTACAGATGTGATGCAAGGTACAGCAAATGCTACGAATGTACCAGCTACTTCAATGCTAGCAATGGTTGAACAAGGGATTAAAAGATTTAGTGCAATTCAAAAGAGACTATATAGATCTTTAAAAGAAGAATACCATAAAATATTTGCTTTATATAGAGAATACGTAGATCCAAAAGAATTCGCTGAGTTAAGTGGAGACCCTACAATTACTCCAGAAATGATTTTTGGAAATGATAATATTCGAGTATTTCCAATAGCAGACCCTAATTTAGCAACTGATGCTCAGAGACTTTCTCAAGCTCAAGTAATCATGAGTTTAGTGCAACAACCAGGGATTAATAAGGCAGAATGTTATAAAAGGTTATTAACCGCTGCTAAAGTACCCCATCCTGAGCTGATTGCACCCCCGGAAATGGCTCAACAAGCACAAGCACCAGATCCAAGACTTCTGGAAGCTCATGCAGATATGATTAATAAACAACAAGAAACCATGATTAAAGCTCGACACCAAGATTTAAAAGAAAAAGAATTTGCTGCTAAATTAGCAAAAATGGAAGCAGAAATTACGAATTTACAATCACAAGCAGTAAAAAATGTATCTCAAGCTCATGCTGATCAACGTCAAGTAGACATTTCTGACCATATGTCTAAATTAGAGACTATTAAAACTCAATTACAACATATGACCGAAGCTCACCAACAATTAGTAGATTCAAATATAGCTAATAAAGAAATTGCTTTAAAACAACAACAAATTCAGAATCAACATCAACAAGTAATGACCGGACATGCAATTACTCACATTGATAATGCCCAACAAAATGATTTACAACAGCAACAAATAAATAATAATAATCCACAAGAGGGTACTAATAATGGAGCAGATAACTCCGGATCAGATAACAATGTGGAGCAATCATCCAATAACTAAGAAATTTATTGAGATTTTAATAGAGATTTATACAGCTAATAAAGAAGATGTAATACAAACAATTTTAAATTCAAGTGCCGAAGATATAAAGAATAAACAAGGAAGATTAATACAACTAAAAGGACAGATCCATGTTATAGAAAGACTTTTAGATTTAAAAACATTTCTAATAGAAGAAATACAGGAGGAATATGAGATACAGAGTGGTGGGGCCAAGAGTTTTAGTGAAGATTAAAAAAGCAGATGAAAAGTTTGAGGGATCAACATTAATTCGACCAGATACAAGTTTAGATAAAGATACTAGACATCAAAGTACTGGTGTAATTGAATATATCGATGAAGAATACAATAAAGATCAATTAATGAAATTAGGAGATACAATTCATTTTTCCAGATATGCTGCAGTTAGATTAAATCCAAAAGAAAATGAAAGTTATGAATTTTGGGTTTTAAATATTAAAGATATTTTATGTATTGAATATGAACCCACAGAAAAAAGTGGATTAGCAAGTTCAAAAAATTATTTAGAAGATTTTAAAATATAGAGAGAAAACTATGTCACAAGAAAAGTTACAACAAACTCAAGAATCCATAGAGACAACATCTCAAAATTCTTTACCAGCAGAAAATCAAGTTCAAGAAAATTTAACACCTGCTGAAAAAGAGTATTCAGATATTGAAAAAAGAGCTATGGAAATGGGATGGGACCCAAATCATCAAGGACGTACTTTTGTAGAAGCTTCGGAATATGTTAATCGAGCCCCTTTATTTGAACGAATTGAGAGACAATCTAGAGAAATAAAAGAATTAAAGGATTTAGTTCGACAATCAACCTCACATTTAACATCTATTAGAAAGGATTCTTATGAACAGGCTATTAGAGATTTAGAAAACAAAAGGATGGTGGCAGTTGATCAGGGAGATCAAGCTGCATTTATGGCTGCAGAAGCTCAAGCTAATGCATTAAGAGTAAAAATGAGGGATGATCCAGCATTAAATATGCAAAGTTCTCCTCAAATAGATCCAGAAGTTTTAAATTTTGCTGAACGAAATCAAACTTGGTATAACACAGCTACATTGGAAAATAAAAAGATGATGGCAGCTGCTCAAGATATTGATAATTTTTTAGTAAAACAAGCTAATTTGGATAATAGGACTATAAATCCAACAGAACATTTAAAGATGGTTGAAGCTGAAATTAAACGTTTATTTCCTCATAGATTTGAAAATATAAAAAGGAATTCTGCTCCTGTTGTAGGGAAATCTACATTAGCAGGACATTCAACTATATCAGGATTAGCATCAAAACTATCTCCAACACAATTAGCTTTAGGTAAAGAATTTAATAAATCTAATCCCAAATACACACTAGAGTTGTATGCCGCCGATTTAGAAAAAATGGGCAGATTAGGTAAATAATATTAATTAAGAGAGAAAACTATGACAGAACATAAAGAAACAGAGAATCAAAAAATGAACAATAAATCTAAAGAAATAGATTACAGTCGAATATATGAAGGTGGGCCATTATATGTAGATCCAAAATATATAGAACCTGGATTTAAATATGCTCTTCCTACCAATAGACCTGGTGAAATATCTTATTATCAAAGATTGGGTTATGAAGTCGTAACTGATCCATATTCTACTGAAATTGTAACTGGCTCCGGTAAAGCTAATAGCTCTACTGCTCCAGGATCAACAGTTTCAATAGAATCAAAATGTGGTGTAACTCATATTCTTATGAGAATTCCTCAAGAGTTGGATGATAAATTTGAAGAATATAAGGATAAGAAGAATCAAGAGCAGTTAGCTGCTATAGGCCATGTGCCTGGAATTTTACCACAACATTTAACTGGGACAGTTAAGATTGGAAATTAACCCTTAATTTAAATTAAATTGAGGTTTTTAAAATGGCTTTCGGTTTACGAAGAGCAAGAAATTTAGGACGAGTTCATGCAAATGTTAATGAATACGCGCATGATTCTGGTGATAGTGTAGCACTTTTTATTGGGGATCCGGTAGTTACTACAGGTACTTCAACAAATGCTGTTGCATTAATTAATGATGGTACTCCAATTGTTGCTGCATCTGGTACAATTACCACTACTGCAATTCGTGGTTTTGTAGAAGGTGTTAGAGTAAATGGAGGAAATTTAACTTTACAATATTGTCCAGCTTCAGTGAATCTGGCTATATTAGTTTGTGATGATCCTAATGTAACTGTAGAAATTCAGGATGATGGTACAGCTGCAGTAGGTGATGTGAGTGGTAATATAGCTATTACTTCTGGTGCTGGTATTATTCAAACAGGTGTATCAGCGTATGTGGCTCATGAAGCCTCTTTAGGTTCTACTAATGTATTAAGAATACTTAGATTGGCCCCGATTGTAAATAATACAATGGGTGCAAATGCAGTTTTAGAGTGTTCTATTAATGCACATGAACTTAAAAACACTTCTGGTACATAATACG